CTGGCCCAGGTGGTCGGTGCCGCGATTGGCCGCCGCCAGGATCAACTGATCCTCGACGCGCTGTCGGCTGCATCTGGCACTGGCACTGTGGCGAATTCTATTGGTGGTGCAAACACCAACATGAACATCTCCAAGCTGCGCGAAGCTGCCAAGATCTTGAACGCGAAGAACGTGCCCTCCGATGGCCGCCACATCATCATTCATGCCAACTCTTTGGCCGCGATGTTGGAGCAGACCTCGGTGACCAGCTCGGACTTCAACACGGTCAAGGCTCTGGTGCAAGGTGAGATCAACGCCTTCATGGGCTTCCAGTTCCATGTGCTGGGTGATCGCACTGAAGGTGGCCTGCCCATCGACGGCTCCAGCGACCGCACGCTGTACGCATTCCACCGGGATGCAATCGGCTACGCGGAAGGCATCGCCCCCAAGACTGAGATCAACTACATCCCCGAGAAGACCAGCTGGCTTGTCAATGCCCTGTTCTCTGCCGGTGCTGTGGCTATCGACGCCGAGGGTATCGTCAAAATCACCGCACGCGACACTGCGGCTGCGGCTTAAAGGAGGGTCTGAAACATGGCTTACTCTGCAGACGGCTTTACCGCCTATAGCGCCTCTAAGCGAGGCAACGCCCCGTCAATGTACGGTTACAAAACGACCGATGCTATTGCGGATGTCAACACCAGCGGCTACTTCAACGCGCTGGCCAACAGCCTGGAAGTGGGCGACATCATCCACTGCGTGACCTCCACCGGCTCCACCGCCGTGGTCACCCTGGTGTATGTGGTCTCCAATGCTTCTGGTGTTGTGGATGTGACCGATGGCACCACACTGGCGGCAACTGACGGCGATTAATCGCTGGCAGTAGCAATCGGGCCAACTTCTGCCAAAAGCGGAGGTTGGCCCTTCTCGCATTAAGAGGTTCACATGGCTGCTGGCGACACCGGGATCACAATCTGCTCTGATGCCCTGCTGCTGATTGGGGCAAGGGCAATATCGTCTTTCAATGACGGCACCGACGAGTCGAGCGTATGCGACCGCCTCTACCCAGACATCAGGGACTCGACCTTGATGATGTACCCGTGGACGTTCAGCATGAAGAAGGCGCAGCTCGCGCAACTGCTGACCACCCCAACCAGCGTCTGGCGCTACCAGTACCAATTGCCGGGTGACCGCTTGGCCTCTCCCAGGCTGGTTGTCCAGAGTTCTGCGCAGGGCTCGCCGATCCAGAAGGATTGGGAGATCCAGGGTGACGTACTGCTCACCAACCTGCCCAGCGTTTTCATCGACTACCAGTACAGCGTACCTGAGTACGCCATGCCCCAGTACTTCGTGCAACTGCTCAAGTATCAGGTGGCTTGGCACATCGCCGAGACCGTGACCGAGCAGCAGGACAAGGCCACCAAGTGGCAGCGCGTGGCGCTCGGCGACATCTCCGAGAACGGTCGCGGCGGCTACTTCCGCACAGCCGCTCAGATCGACGGCCAGAACAATCCCGTGCGTGTGATTGAAGACTACAGCCTGATCGCAGTGAGGAACTGATGCCGAGGTTTGTTGACTTCACCACCAACTTTGCAACGGGCGAGCTCGACCCTTTGCTGCGTGCGCGGGTGGATCTGCAGGCCTACAACAACGCCCTGGCCAAAGCCACCAATGTGCTGATTCAGCCCCAGGGTGGCCTGCGCCGTCGGCCTGGCACCAAGCACATTTTTGAACTGCCAAATAGTTCTACACCCAGCGCTGGCAATGGCGTGCGATTAGTGCCGTTCCAGTTTAGCGTAGACGACAGCTACATGTTGTGTTTTACCCACAACCGCATGCATGTCATCAAGAATGGCGCGGTGGTGGCCAACATCAATGGCAGCGGCAACAGCTACCTGACAACCACCATTGGCAGCACCATCGTGGATGATATGTGCTGGACACAGTCTGCCGACACCCTGATTGTGGTGCATCCAGATCTGCAGCCGGTACGCATCACCCGCACCAGCGACAGCGCTTGGACGGCCGCCGCCATCACCTTTGACAGCATCCCCAAGTACGCATTCAATATTGACTTTCATACCAACAACGGCTCAACGCTGACGCCGTCTGCTGTGTCTGGCAATGTGACGCTGACCGCCTCGACAACGCACCATGACAGCGGTGCTGCGCAGGCCGGCTCAAGCACAACCATCACGCTCAAATCGACGGCCAGTGCGACGAATGAGGTCTATAGCGGCATGTATGTCACTATCACCAGCGGCACTGGTGCTGGTCAGATAAGGCTCATTGAGTCTTACAACGGCAGCACCAAGGTGGCCACCGTTGATGTCGCATTCACAACAGCTCCAGACGCCACCAGCAACTACGAGGTCACTACCTGGACGACACTGTCTGTCAACCAGTACGTCAACGTGCAGCCACAGGGCCGGGCCAGGATTCTGCGCTACGTTTCTTCGACCGTGGTCGAGGCGGTGACCGAGTACCCGTTCTTCAATACCACTGCCATCGATGCTGGTCGCTGGGAATTGGAGCACAACTACGAGGATGTCTGGTCGAGCGCCAAGGGCTGGCCACGCACGGTTACGTTCCATGAGGGCCGCTTGTACTTTGGTGGCAGCAAGTCGCGGCCATCGACGATCTGGGGTTCCAAGATCGGCCTGTTTTTTGACTTTGTGCCTAACGAGTCTCTGGATGACGATGCGGTTGAGGCCACGCTAGACACCAACGATCTGAATGTCATCACAGACATCATCTCTGGTCGAGATTTTCAAGTGTTTACGACAGGCGGCGAGTTCTTTATCCCACAGCAGGGCTCCGACCCTGTCACGCCTCTGACCTTCACGTTCAAGAACGTGAGCCGCAACGGCATCAAGCCCGGCACCCGCGTGCAGTCGGTGGAGTCTGGCTCGATCTACATCCAGCGCCAGGGCAAGTCGCTCAACGAGTTCATCTTCAACGACACCCAGCTGACCTACATCACCCAGCGGATCTCGCTGCTGTCTGGCCACCTTCTCAAAGGGCCGCAACGCATTGCCCTGCGCCGGGCGTCAAGCACCGAGGAGGCCGATCTTCTGCTGATGACCAACACCGATGACGGCAGCATGGCGGCATTCAGCATCATGCGCAGCCAGCAGGTGACCAGCCCGTCTGAGTTCATTACAGATGGCTCATTCATCGATGTCGGTGTGGATGTCAACGCGATCTATGTGGTTACCAAGCGCAGGTTCAACAGCGTTGACAGGTACTTCATCGAGCTGTTCGGCTACGAGTATTTCACTGACTGTGCTTTTGTCGGTGGTGCTGCAGCTAGTATCGGCTCTGGCCTACCGCACATTGGCAAGTCTCTCAACGTGATCTGTGATGGATCGCCCCAGGGCAATGAGACCGTGAGCGCTGGCGGCGCAGTTACATTCGACCGCGCATCAGCTATCAGCTACGAGGTGGGCCTGCCAATCACGGTCTATATCAAGACCATGCCTGCCGAGGTCAAGCTGCAGACCGGCAGCCGGGTGTCGTTCAAAAAGCGCATTGTGGAGATCAGCGCCGTGGTCAACAAGACGCAGAACATGATCATCAACAATCAGCCTGTTGCGTTTCGCCTGATGGACAACCCATTGCTCGATCTGCCCATCCCGGAGTACACCGGCATCAAGCGGGTCAACGGCGTGCTGGGCTATAACCGCGAGCAGTCCATCGAAGTATCTCAAAATCTGCCGGTCAAGATGAACCTGCTGGGCCTAGACTACCGCGTAGCCGTTTTCTCAGGAACATGACATGGCACTGACACAAGGACAAGCAGTTGGAATCGCAGGGGTAATCGGTGCCTATGGCGAAGCCCAGGCGCAGAAGGCCGCCGCGATCAACCAACAGACCAGCTACCTGCTGCAGGCGCGTGACACCCTGGCGGTGGCTGAAGTGCGTGCCGACATGGCCGAGCAGTACGCCACCATCCAGGCTGGCCGCACCATCAAGAAGGCTGAGATCGAGGCGCAGAACTACCAGATCGCCGGTAACACCCTGCTCAAGAACATGCGTGCTACCAACGCCGCTGTGAGGGCCAGGGCCGCTGCCAGCGGTGTGGTGCTGGGTGAAGGCTCTGTCCAGGCGGTGCAGCGCGAGAACGTGGCCGCAACCATGCGCGATGTTGGCATCGCTGACCTCAATGCATTGACTGCGCGGGTGCTTGGCTTTGAGGATGCCACAGCCATGCTGCAGTCCACCGATTATCAGAACACGCTCAACCTGTACAGCGCTCGCAGCCAAGCTGGTCAACTCACCGCTGCTGGCACTGCAGCTCGCAGGGCTGGCGGCATCCTTGCTGGTGCAACGCTGACCAAGGCCGGGATTGACTACTTAAAGGTGAGATAAGCATGGCCACGCAACGAATTGAATCAGGTCT